TAGTAGTCTTGGACATCCTCCAGCTCCTTTCTGATGAAGAAAGGGCGTACGTCGTAACCTAGAAAGAAATCTCGACCGCAACTTTCATAGAAGTACCCTGATGTAAAGCTTTTGGCTTTATTCACAGTGAACCCGCAGAAAGTCAGCAAAGGAATCAAATCCTCTGCTGTCTTTTCGTGTACGATAATGTCATCACCGTACACAAGAACCTCGTTAGAGGTTTCACGCAGTTCTTCCACAGCTTTTGACAAACCGTAGAAAAGGAGACTTTCTAATTCAAATGTAAAACCATTGCCCATCGATGAGAACTTTTGGTTCTTTACGAAAGGCTTACCCTTGATTTCGCTGTAGGTACAGCGAAGGGAGTTCAACACATAGAACCAGTCGTCGGGGAGCAGTTCTCGCACTAGCTCAATTGCCACGGTGTCGCTCGCATTGGATAAATCCAGGGTCGCGTGTCCGTTAAGCAACGAAGCTAGGAAGGCGCCTGCTTGGTTAGCCCCTTGACTGTCTAGATTAATACCAACGCGTTTTAGTCTGTGCCGTATTACGGTACCCACCCCCTTTTGAAGGTAGATATTCATTAGCGGCTCTATACCGATTGCTCGGTACGTCTTTGCATTTTTAGGTACAAAGGAAACAGACACAGCATCATCAGTCACCAAACCTAGGTAACTGCACGGTCCGACGGGTATTACCCCTGTCAGACTTTCAAACCATACGGGTGTCATACCGATGGCAAGTGCTGCGATTGCGCTGGCTTGAGGCGAAACCGCGGGAAGTCCCGCAAATTTTCTTGAGAGATCGACACGCCGACCTTTGGTTTGCCGGGTTACCCCGGGACCGAAGCCGAAATGTCGTGCAGCCTCCGACCACTTAAACCGACCAAGAATCCTAGCTATAATTTTTCGCGCGCGGTGCAGATGCTCCGCGAACGGACCGTAGTTGGGATGGCGGTAGCCACCCTTTTCTGGGTCATAGTAGAATCTCAATCGATCGTTTGTGG